CGCTATCGTACGAATGTGGCGAATCTATCCATTTAAAGTAGCTATCATGATTGATGAATACCAAGGCCAAGGCGGTTCATACGTTTTGGACCCCATCACCGGCAAACGCAAGCCCACACCAACCCCTGAGGTCCTGAACGATGGCACTGTTAACACGCAAACGCCTGATCCTGGCAAAAGTAGAAACAACCTACGGGACTGACAGCAGCCCCGCCGGCACTGATGCGGTATTGGTGCGCAGCCTAGAGGTCACACCAATTGAGGCTGATGTTGTAAGCCGCGATTTAATCCGGCCTTACCTGGGCAACAGCGACCAGCTTCTGGCTAACACGCGCGTAAGCATTACGTTTGAGGTTGAACTTGCAGGTTCTGGCACAGCGGCAACAGCGCCACGCTTTGGCGGACTGTTAAAAGCTTGCGGCATGTCAGAGACCACTACAGCATCAGCCGTTACCGGCACTGCTACGGCAGGATCTGCGGGCACTATCACGCTGGCAGCAGGAGCTAGCGCAACAGATGACATATACGTCGGCATGGTCATTAGCATCACCAGCGGCACCGGTAGCGGCAACGTTGGCGTGATTACTGACTATGTGGGCAGCACTAAGGTTGCAACCGTAAAGGCCAGCACCGCTGCATTTACGCCAGGCGCAAGCAGCCAGTACAGCATTGCTGCAAACGTAGGATACAAACCTGTTAGCGCGAGTTTTGATAGCGTCACCATTCACTTTAATAACGATGGTGTATTACATACCATCACAGGCGCACGCGGTAGCTTTGCTTTTAACTGCGCAGTAGGCGAGATTCCAACTATTGAATTTACAATGGTTGGCATTTATAACGCACCAACTGACACTGCTGCTCCAGCCGTTACCTACAGCAACCAAGCGACACCATTGATATTTAAAGCTGGTAGCACATCGGCATTCCAAATTCTTGGTTATAGCGGCTGCTTGATGTCGCTTACTTTGGATATGGCAAACGAAACCGTATACCGGGAATTAGTTGGTTGTGATAAGTCTGTATTAATTGTCAACCGCGCGCCAGAAGGCGAGTGCATGATTGAAGCCCCAACCATTGCGCAGAAGGATTTCTTCACAATCGCTAACGATGACAGCACCGGGGTGATAAGCCTGCTGCATGGCACCACCCTTGGCAACCGTGTTACGATGGTTGCGCCTAAGGTTGACATTACCAACCCGAACTACGAAGATTCGGATGGCATCCAAATGATTAACCTGCCTTTTGTTGCAATCCCTACAACAGCAGGCAATGACGAAATCACCCTCACCTTCACCTAGTTTTTATGTCTTTCGTTCTTAAGCAATCGGCCACTTACACCTGGCCGATTCCGTTGATTATTCCAGCAAACGGCGGACGGCGGGAAAAGCATACATTTGATGGTGAATTTAGGCGGTTACCGCAAACTCGAATCAACGAAATTGTACGCATGGCAAAAGCCATGGACCGCAACAGAAACAACGATGGCGAAGAGCTAGAAGATCAGGACGCCGCAAAAGAAGTTTTGGCCGGTTGGTCTGGCGTTGTAGACGATGACAACAAAGAGATTCCATTTAGTGATAGCGCATTAAGCCAATTGCTGGAAATCCCTACAGTTGCAGGTCAAATCATAAGAGCGTGGTTTGATAGTTTAGACGTAGCAAAAAGAAAAAACTAATTGGCGCCGTTGATCATTGGTATCAATCAAACGGCGCCAATACTCATGAAGCAGTTGAAGATGCAAAATTGTTTGGCATTGATTTAACCGAAGAATTAGAAGAACAAAAAAGTTACGACATATGGCCCGAACATGAAGATGCCGTAATAATGTTTTTGAAATGCCAGACCCAATGGCGGGTGGCGTCTCATGGGGTGATTGGCCTTGATTACAACGCTGTCTTCTCCATGCTTAAGCTCTATAATGTGGATAACCAAGCAAAAGTGATGGAGGACCTGCAAGTGATGGAATCCAGGGCGCTTGAAATATTTACTGATGCGGCAATAAAATCGCAAAAAAAAGGTAGGAGATAGACCATGGCAATGAACCTTCAGGCCGTATTAAAAATTGCAGCAGAAGTAACTGGCATATCTAATCTTACGAAATTAGAAGGCGGCCTGGAGAAGGTAGAGAAGGCGGCGAAAGGGGCTAAGGAAGGCTTCAAGGATATGGTTAGCTCTGAGGTGTTCCAAGTTGCAGCCATTGGTGCCGCAGCTATCGCCACCGCAATGGCGCTATCTACAAAAGCCGCTATGGATTTTGAAGAGTCCATGGCAGGCGTGCGCAAAGTTGTCGATGGCTTGGAAAATCCAACAGCTTTTAAAGCGATGGAAAGCGATATATTTGAGCTATCCAAAAGAATGCCTATTGCAGCAAAAGGAATTGCAGATATTTTTGAAGCCGCAGGTTCCGCAGGTATTCCGGCAGCAGAAATAAAACAATTTGCTGAAACCGTAGGCCAGGTTAGTATTGCTTTTGATTTAACCGCAGGAGATGCAGCCACTGCATTAGCAAAAATTAAAACATCTCTGGGATTGGCACAGCCTGATTTAGTTAATCTTGCCGACGCAATGAATCATTTAAGTAATAACACAGCATCAACAGCAGGCGACTTAGTTGAATTTGTTTTAAGGTCTGGCAGCGCTGGTAAAATTGCGGGTCTTAGCGCAGAACAAACCGCAGCTTTTGGCGCCGCGATGGTTTCGGCTGGGGTCAATACTGAGGTTGCAGCAACAAGTTTTAATAATATGGTGAAAGCATTAGGAAGAGGCGAAAGCATGACAGAAAGGCAAATATCAGCATTAGGAAAATTAGGGTTTGCTTCGGAGTCGGCAGCCGAATATGAGGAAAAACATACAGAAGCAGTTGAAGAAGAAAGCCGTCAGAGACTTGCCGCTGCTGAGCTTGAAACGAACCAACTCAAGAAAGAGATTGACCGCAGGTACAGAGATACTTTAACAGTAACTCAGGACGCGTTTGATGATGAAAGTGAGGCATATAGAAAATCTCTTACCAAAAGACAAGACGCACAGATTGAAGGTTTAGAAACACAAAAGAAAAATGAAATTGATGGCGCGAAGCAAAGGGCACTGGCTAATAATACTTCAGAAGATTTTGAAATTGCAAGAATTAATAAATTCTATGACGAACGTGTTGATGCCGTAAGAGATGCAACTGACCGCGAATTAAAGGAAAAGCAAAGGTTTGACAGGGATAATCTGCAACGTGTTAGAGATTCCTTGGATGACCAAAAAGAAATTGAAATTAATGGGACAACTCAGCGGTTCGAAGAGCTTAAGCGGCTTGAAGCGTCACGACTTAAACAAGCAAAGGAGCAAGCAAAAGCAGCAGCAGTAGAATTATCTAAAGAAGTAGCTACCACATTAGCCAAGAACTTGCAAACAGATGCTATTGGAACTATTACAGATATATTCAAAAAAATACGAGCTTTACCTCGCGAGTTGCAACTGTCTGTGGTTTCCGATTTATTCGGCGACGAAGCGAAAGGCTTAATGCCTTTGATAGAAAACACTGAGCTATTATCAAAAGCATTAGAGATGGTTGGTGATAAATCAAAATATGCCGGCTCAACTCAAGATGAATATTTTAAACGGTTGCAAACTGCAACGCAGCAAGCCAAATTGGCTGAGAATAATGTAAACATATTGGCGATTACATTTGGGCAATCGTTAGCGCCAGCATTAACAAAATTAATCCAAGCGCTAACACCAATAATCGAAGGCTTCACATGGCTGCTGAAAAATGTTCCTGGCCTTGGGCCGATACTAGGAACACTAGGCGGCGCCTTCGCCGGTATTGTTGCGGTCGCGCCGGCCATTGCTAGCTTTATATATTCATTTAAAGCTTTGGGGCTAACTCTTGCAGGTGTTGGCGCACCGCTTGCCACTATCGCTGGATACCTTGGCGCATTAGGTCCTGTTGTGGCTGCTATTGGCAGCGCATTAAGTGGGCTAGGGACTGTCTTGGCTGGTGTATTCACAGGCCCTGTAGGTTGGGTGGCATTACTCGTAGCAGCAGGCGTTGCAATTTACGCATTTAGAGACCAAGTTGGCGCAGCAATTAATGCCATTGTTGAATTGTATAAACAATTTTTTACAATGATATACAATAATTTTATCAAGCCTTACATGG